TCATCACATCTATCTCCATAAAAAACTAAAGTATCAATCCATCTAGCAGCAGATATTAATGATCTTTTCTTTTGATCATCTGTTTTATTAGTCCAAGTAGAAGAATCTGGGGAGGTATCAAAATAATCATTAGCTTCTGTCAATGTGACATAACTATTAGCATTTTCCCCTTTTATTGTTGCGTCTATAGTAGCTGCCACGATTAATAAAGTAATTTAGTTTTATTGTAGCGTAAAGAAAAAACCCCACCAATAATTGATGAGGTTTATTGACCACCAGTTAAATAGTACTAAGGATTAGTTCCTGTATCAAGCGGTGAGTTGACGATTAGCTCAACTATAGGAATTAAATCAGCATCATATGTGATTGCCCAATTGTTATCGTTAGCTAATGCTGCGTTTGTTGGGTTGTCTGAAGCAGATGTCCACTTAGTTCCCATAACGTGATAAGCACTATGATAATCAACAGACATAACATCTTGCTTAGATAAGATG